CAAAAACCAGATTCTTGAATAGTTTTATAGTTCTCTTGCAAACCATAAACATTAAGAGATTTAAAGTATTTTTTAAGTGGAAAATATTTTGGGATATCTAACATTTCCCATTCTTTAATTGTTGTCCGACCCATAATCCCTATGAAGTCATTTTCATCTCCACACCATTGTCTAGCTGGAATTACTATCCTCTTCTTTTCTGCACTATAGCCTATCTTGAATATATCGCAGGTAAAGGGCAAGATGCCATCTGTCTTTATCCAATCAATGTGAGGTAATGGTATATACTCCTTGATAATTTCATTGTCGTACAACTCAATGTCATCAATGTTTACAACACATCTTTTTCTTTTAACCTTCTTGAATACGTTCAATGGATCTTTTTTATCAGATTTATCTTCTTTTATTTTAAATTTGTACTCTAAGCCAAGTAACTTATGTAAATATTTATTTGCTTTTGGAAATGAAATATTTTTTATTGTCATAACTAAAGTTAGCAGATCACCTCTAATTATTTCACTATCTGATTGAAATATTTTAGTAGATAACGTTTCTTTATTTATTGCAATATTATTATTAGATGTATGATTGGGCAATCCACATCTTAATTCTTTGGTGTATTCCTTAATACCATGACAGTCTAGAGATTTTAGTATTTCATGTATTTTATCATTGTCTAAGATATATTGTTTTAATTCAATAGAGGTCATTCAATTATTTTCACCTCACTCTCTAAAAATCAACAGGAACATTAGTAATTCCAATTTCTTTAAGTAAATTTCTTGACATATCATGCTCTACAACGATTTGATATTGATTAGCACTACCTTCGCGATTTTTAACTATAAATATTATTTGATAATTCTTATCTCTACTTAACGTCACTGGAAGTTTAGTCTTTCCGTTTTTACCTTCCAATCTAAATACTTTTAATTCATTTTTACCACCAGAATACTCATCTTCAAAAATATTTCTTACCATAAAACAAGTGGACGCAGGATCAATCATATTTTTACTCATTCCAATATTATCTTGACTATAATATCTTTGTCTGGCAGTTTTTCCTTTTTCCAACTGGAATGTAATAGTAATATGTAAATTTTTTGATTCTGGTTTTACAACATCATATATCTCAACCATATTTTGCATCATTTCTAACCATGCACTATCAGAAACTTTACCAGCATCATTTTTAAAAGTATCAATCATGAAATTAGTAACACCCAGACTAGCATACTTCTTCATTACTTTGATTGCTCTAGCAGTAGAATATCTTTGGAATGGTATAATGGTAATAGTTTTATTATCTTTTTGTTGCTTAAGCCATTCTGCACTTCTATATAATATATCTTTTATTTTTTCATTATATTTACCATCTCTAACAACATACTTTTGTAAATCTTCTTTTAATATATTGTTAGAAATCCACACAAGCATTTCTCGCTGCCACTTCTTTAAACCATCTTCATTAAGCATAATTACAAGTTTTTCATTTTTCTCAATAATACTTGGAATAACAGTATTTCTTGCTATTGTTGATTTCCCAACATTTGATAATCCACCTATTAAAGTTATATTACCACATAACATTCCCCCCGTTTCTTTTGTGAGCATAGGAAGATTATAGAACGACAACCCTACTGCTAATCCTTCGTTAAGTTCTTCAATTAGGACATCTATTTCATCTGCAATATTATAACTCTTAACCTCACCTTCCACATTAATAAATATATGATTCAAATGAGTTTCATAGTAAGCATATATTTCTTCTTGGTTCATATCAACAAATTTACTAAGTTGATCATATACAGGGAATTTTGCTTTCAATAATCCTAATACAGCATTCCATTTATACAATTCTTCAATATAACCAACTAAATTTTCTTCCTTAACATATTCTTTAGCTTTTTCAATCGTATCATAACCAAGATACTCTTCATATTTTACTTTCAGTTTATCATGCTTTTCAAGATATAAACCAACCGTAATTTCATCTAAAGACTGTTTCTTTTCTTTTATTACAATATCATAAGCTATGTTAAAATAAACTCTCCAAATATTATTGCTGAAATCTTCGACTTTCATTTTTTCATTTGTATAAATTAATTCTGGATTCTTATACATGATGCTGACTATATTTGCTTCACAATTTAATTTGAATTCCTTAATTTTTTGTACAGCATCTATGAGTTGTTGTTCGTAGGCAGTTGGTTCTTTCTTTGTTGTTTTTATCTTTTTTGCTACAACCATTTACCATAACCCCTCTAATTCTTTATTAGCGTTTTTACTTTTTGCTTTATATTCAGCTCCTTCGTGTACTTGATTTTCTAATTCCATATTTACTGTTTTTTCTTCTGCCTTATTAGAATTCTTTAATCTCGATACAACATTGTTTATTTCTCCTTCTAAAAATGTCATGATTGTATTTATTAAATGCCGTTCATCTTTAATCTTCTCTCTACTTGGGCCTAAATATTGAAGAATGCTATATTTACAAAACTTACAAGTCAATAATATAATTTTATAATCATAATTTGCTTGTGGTTTCTGTTTTTTATTTGCCATAAATGTTCCTTTATGTAGACCTTTAAGTCTCAATGCTAAGTATCTTGGGAATTTTATACCTATTTCATACTGTAAAATTTCTTTAAAAACATAGTTTGCTAATTCTAACCAATCCTCTTGCTCTTGTTTTTTGGTAATTTTCTCTTCCATTAAATCACCTCTAATATTTTTATTAGAACTAGGGATTATTGTTTGGTTCAATAATCCCTAGTATATTCCATAGGTATAAATATATTTATTTCAGCATTGTGGCAAACTCTAGAACTTCATTTAGTTTCTCAATATCATTATTAATCAAATCTTTGATATTAATCTCTAAATCCCTCATTTTCTTACCAATTTTTTTCTGATTCTCCTCAGATGCAGATTTAAGAATCGATTTAAGATTATTAGAAATTTCTTCTGCTTTTTCATCTTCTAGTTCCATAGATTCTTTATCCCTATTCACACCAATGGATAGGTCTACTGCTTTTTTTACTCCAAATTTCTTTGTACTTTCCCATTTTTCTCTCCAAATTTCAAAAGAAGGATTTTCTATGATTTCACCTTTTTTTGTTACTCCTGTTCTATCCTTATAGATTTTACCAAAGTAAGTTACATTTCCGTCTTTATCTTCTTTAGTGAACATTTGAAGTACAATATCAAAATCATAATCTGCTTTTTTGGCTAAATCAGGAGCTTCTCCAATTTTCTTTTTATTTAGAGAAGATGGATCATCATAAACGTCTTTCTGATGAGCTACTTCAACTACCCACTTACCTTGTGATGAAAACGTGATATATGCAGTTTTCAAAGCTTGATTCCATCTTTTAATATGGCCCCAATCACGTACTGCTAAACCCAAATCATCCATATCAACTTCTTTGCCTTTTCTTAATTGCTTTCTTGATCTTTTTTCAACAACTTCGTATGCTGCTGCTTGCATATTTTCATATAATTTAGTACCGCTATCTACTACAATCGAATCAAATTCTTCTAATGCCTCTTCATCATTTAATTCATCCAATGTTTCTTGAACCTCTGATGCAGATGTTGTTCGCATAATTCCAAGAATATTTGGATTGCTTTCAAGATAATATGTATTACCATCTTCACTATCTACAAGATTAATTTTTGGAAATGTTCCTGCAAACGTTGATTTCCCTGACCCCGTGGCCCCAAACGCTAATACTTTACCACCAACATATGCCAAAATTTCTTCTTTTTTCTGAAAGCCCATTTATTTTAATCCCCTTTATAATTTTATTTTGTTATTTCTATAATTATTATATTTATCAGGAGGAGTTTAACCTCCTGATATTAATTAAATATTAATTAGTCATCTAATAATTTCATCCAAGCAGCATCGTCAGTTGTTTCTTCGTCTTCTTCGGTTTCATCATCTTCGTCTTTTTTCTTATCTAGTATTTTTTCAAACTTAGCAACACTTTCTTCTAAATCTTCTGTTTCCTCCTTCTCTTCTTCAACTTCAATAAATTGAGAAAGGAAAACTAAATCACTTTCTTTATATTTATCTTTATTGATTGCCAAAATTGGTACTTTTGTTTCTCCTTCGCCTTCAAACGTAATTAAAGGTCTTTTTATAAGCATTCTTTTTTCTTTATTGCCACCAATTGCACATTTACTAAGAGCTTCTTCCTCTGTGATAACATTAAGTTCAATAAGTTCTCTAATATCTTCAGGAAGATCATCTAGAGTAATACTTACTACACTTGCTCCTTCTAACATTTCTCCTTCTACAGTGACTTCTACAAGTGTGCCTTTTTTAGCAGGATTTAAAAACTTAGCAATGAATTTCTTTGTATTTTCTGGTTTTATCTTATCAACTTCCAATTCAAATGTTTTTGTGAATGCTACTGTTTTCTTGATTTCTTTTCCATCATATTTACCAACATAATCAACTACATATCCTGTAATTGGGAATGATGCTTTTTCCTTATCTAATTTACCTACTGCATTTGCATCACAAAGCAATGTTTGTGTAAATACTGCTTTGTATTCTTCTGGTTTTGCTTTAGATAAGAATACAGAATTAACTTCTTTTTTAATGGATACACTATCATTATAAGCTTGATATTTTAATTTCCCTTTAACATTAACAACCATTCCATTTTCAAGATGTTGTTGTATGTATTGAATTGCATCATAAGCAGATAAAAATTTATTTTTAAATGTCTTATCTTTTGTATCTTTTTCTAAACCAACTTTGATGAAACAAGAATCTGCTACTGATTCGAGAATTGTTTCATCAAATCTATCATCCCAATCAATGGTGAATTTATTATCAAAGTCTTCTTGTTTTTTACCATCTACTTCTTTTATACCATGAACATATACTAAATTATCTCTTTCTGACCCATAACCACCCATCATATCAGAATAAATTACATTACCATTTCCACAATCTACACCAAGATTCATTTGATTCCAAACCCAATCTGATTTTGTAGTATCTTTATCCATTGTAAAAGTATAATCATTTACTTTTGCTTCTCCGATGAGTAAAAATTGTGCTTTCCCTTTTTTCAGACCTAATTGCTCTTCTTTCTTTGCCATTATATGTATTCCTTCTTTCAATTATATTTTATTATTTATTGCACATGATCTTTAAAATATATTGAAAGAAGGGGGACTTTTATTGAATTTTATTGGTCTTCTGCATTTTCCTTTATTCTTCAACCACTCAGTCCTTTCTCTAAAATATTATTTGTTTTTAACCACTTACTCATTATACCATAATCAAATATCCATGTCAACAAATTTTATTTATTATTTTCAACAAAACATAAACCACTTAAAATTCCACTTTTAAAGGATAGCATATATAACATAATTATTTACGCCTATTTAATGACCACAAACCCTTATGTAGCAACAGTTACAGGACTATTTTACTGATTTTATTGAAAATTTGAGTTTAT